CCCGCCGTCGGCCGAAAGGTGTAAAAGTTGGAACACGCTCCCATTCCAGTGAAGACATCCAATAATCCCCCGGATGTTCTTTTAATATATGGTAAGCGATCGGAGCGCCAAAACGGTCAATCTCCACGCCGCCGCGCAACGTTTTTGTATCGGTGCTGTTATTCGGATTGGACAGCCTGTCAGGTTCGATTAGCTGAATGGTGGTGGCAACCGGACGTTCCGGCAGCCACAAAACCAACGCCAGCACCTCGCCGTTAATCAAACAGGATTTAAAAATCTGCGTTGTCAGTCCATGAAAATTGAGGCTTTGCGCCGCATCACACATAAAAGTCTCCGACCATGAGCGCCACAATCCCTCAATTTTGGCCTGCCATTCCTCCTCCCAATCCTTGGTTTTGCCTAAAAGCTTATAGTCAGGCTTGGCGGAAAGACGAAAACCCGTGCCGACAATATTGTCGGTCAGCGTCTGCATCGCACCACTGGCAATCCCGTGGTTGCGGAACAAATCCCTGGAACGGGCGACCATAGTGGAAAGTTCGGGCAAAAGGTCGCTGTCCGCTGAACCCCGTCCGGGCTGCCAAGAAGCAATTTCCCTAAGTGTCTGCGATGCTGCTTTATGTGATGTATCTGTCATGTTTTTTCCATAAAAAAAGCCCAACTACTATGTTGAGCTTATCTATTTTTTATATTCAAACTATCCAAAGTGTAATTTTCTATGACAATTAGGACAAACTGCTATGGAATTCTCCACCGTATCTTTTCCTCCCTGAGATAAAGGTATTCTGTGATGGACCTCTAAATACGGATGTCCTGTATTTTTTGATATAAATGGTGCTGGTTGGTGACATTCTTCACATATTCCTTTTGCTCTGCATAATACTTCGGCTCTAACATCTGGATTTCTAAGATATTGGCAAGTTAACATTTGTACCTTTGTTGGAACATCTGGCGCTTTTTGTAATCGTTGTTTTCGTCTTTGTGGATCTTCATGATAGGATATTTCTGTTTCTATATTTAATGTTTGAGTATACTCTTCAAGATTTTTGTATCCGAAAAATTGTTCACTTTTTCCGATATCTGCAAGCATACGTGAAACTATATTAACAATGTTCGGATTATTAAGATCCGGATACCATACTGCTTTTTGACCAAACAATCCTTTCGAACCTTTGAATGAAGATATTCCATCAATTACAGGTCTTTTTTCAACAGGAAAAACTTTTGCAGTGGAAGAAGAAACCAAATAATAAATATTTTGTCCATTCATTTTATTTGGACCTTTTTGATATTTCTTAAATACAGTAGCATTTTCATAATAACCTATTATTTTTCTCGTTCCTATTTTTGAATCCTTGGATATAAAGATTACAAATACATCAGATATTGAACTATCAGAAGGAAGAGCACCAAGACGTTTGATATTTAAAGAAGATATACCAGGAACAAAAGCATAATAGGAACCACCTTTATTCTTAAAATTGAAACATTCATGAACATAAGGATCCTCTTTAGCATATGCAAAACCAGATGCCGATGTTTTTGCTTTTTTATCATAATTGCCTTCAAACCAAGATAAATTTATGACCAGTAATCTCATATATCCCTCCTTATTTATTTCCAATATACTTGTATATATTATAGTAAATAAGTTAAAAATTTACCTTCATAATCATCCTTCTGCTAAATGTTTTCCCCTCTGCCACAGCAATTTGCGATTTAAGGTTTGTAATATAGGTTTCCAGACTTGTCCGACTGGCCTGATTGTAAGTCACAGAACCAAAATTGCCGATATTTACCGACACTTCCCTTGCGCCTATCATCAGTTGATGATAAGCTTCTTCAGCTTCTGCTAATCGTGATTTTAATGTTTCAATTTCCATTTTTATCCTAATTTTAATAAAATTACAGCCATGGATCATCCACCTTTGTCGCTTTCATCTGTATAAATCTTGCCGGTTTCTTTTTCGGCTTAGCCTCAGACGTTGCCGGAATAAGAGCCTCCAATTCGGCCCAGGCTTTTTCACTCATGCGGTCAAGACCGTAAATAGCCGCGCCGGCTCGGGCGTAAACCCGACAGTCCAAAGCCTCGTTGCGCCGTGCGGGATCTTTTTCCCAAACCGGTTTCGGATAGCCGTTGCTTATCCTGACCACCTGCCGCTCCGCTGTCAGCTGTTTGAAATATTCCTCGGCATACTGCGGAAAATGGCAGCGTCCAAACTGCGAAGCATCCTCACCGACACGCTCCATCCTAAGCCAACGGTATAACTCAGTCTTGATAACCGGACCGGACACATTCCATACTTTCAGTCCCTTTTTCCTAGTGTCGGCCTTGGATGTGGACAACAACATCGCCGTGTCCCGGCTCTGGCCTTTGACCGCAACCACCGTTCTTGGCTGGCTTGCTCTCGCGCCATTGCCTCCCCAAACCGCTTGGCTGAACTGCCTTACAAAAGAATAAACATCCTGCGTGGCATATCCGGAATCAACGCACATCACCCGTATCGGCAATGTTACGCCGCTTTCATGCGGATAATCTTTTGTCAGCACATTTTCAAGTTTGCGCCAGACTTCCGGTCGGGCGGTGTCTCCGTCTAAAACAAAATACGCCACCGACCAACTCTGCTTCTGCCGTCCCCAAGCCACAACTTCGCATTCAATACGGTCTTTTTGAATATCAACACCGGCGGTTAAGAATAATCCGCCGTAAGGAACAGTCCCGATCGGATAAGTTTCTCTGGCTTCATACAGGCGCTGCCATTCCGGCGCATCACTTTCCGCCTCAAAGGTCTCACCCAGGATGGTGTTTTGAAAGCCCTGCATCAGGCTTGGATTTTTCTTGGTTTTCTCATAAATAGCCACGCATTCTTTCCACGACAGCCACCCAATCGGTGAATACAGGGACGATAAATGGAAACCCGCCGTCACACCATCGCTAGATGCGGTTGCCTGCCAGCGGCCGTTGGACAGCATCTGAGTTTTGTAATGTTCACCGATATGTCCACCGCAATGCTCGCACACATAGAACACATTGCCATCTTCCGCCTGTATCTGTTTCCATTCCAGCCGCTGATAAGCGCCGCAGAAAGGGCAAGGCACAAAAAAATAGCGCTTGTCGGAGTTTTCAAACTCCCGCTCAATGTTGGACAGACCTTTGATCGTCGGCGTGGACACCAGAAAAATCTTTTTTCTTTTGTTGAATGTGGCGGTTCGCCGTTCCGCCAGCAAAATCGGATCGCCTTCGCCGTCAATATCCTGCGGATAGCCGTCAATCTCATCCATAAACAGATACCGCGCCGGCATGGAACGCAGCCCCACCGCCGAGTTCGCTCCAGTCATCACCAATACGCCTCCCGGAAAATCTTTGGACAACATAGTGTTGCCGCTGTCCCGGGAACGCGCCGGAGCCACCAGTTTTTTGAGTTCCGGACAATCCTCAATCAGAGGATCTATGCGTTGTTTGGAATTACGCTTGGCCATTTCCACCGTTGGCGACACCGCCATAATCGGCCCCGGCGCTTTGTGCATGACATATCCCAGCCAGTTGTTGCCGCATTCCGTACCTCCGATTTGCGCGCCTTTCATAAACACCACCTTTTGAATAGGGCTTTTCGGCGACAGGCAGTTCATAATCTCTTTCAAATACGGCGTTCTGTCTGTTCGCCAGCGCCCCGGTTCAGATGCCGACTTGCTGGAAAGAACGCGGTATGTATCAGCCCATTCCGACACCGGCATATATGAATCCGGTTCCACGCCCTTGAAAAATTCATCCTCAATATAGCCTTTTGCGTCAAAGCTCCCGGTCGATAAGCTCTCTGCTTTCGGAGAGGAGTTTCCGTATGTATTCATCCAACACCACCGCCGTCTTATGTTCATCTGCGCCGAGTTCAGCCGCGATTAACGCCCCATAGCGGGTGGAAAAGCCGGAAAACAAATCCCGCAAAGCTCTCCCGAGGTTGAATGCGTGCTGTCCGGCCTTTTTGCGGTCGATTGTTTCTCCCGTTACCATTTTGAGTTTTGCTTTGGCCAGCATCGCCCGATAATAAACATCCGCTGTTTTGGCCTGCTGAAAGGTTGAAAAATTCTGCCGCCCGCCGCCGGATAATTCCGGCTGAGCCTCAAACAGTGGATCGGCCTTACGGCTTTTGGCCGGATCTGTATTCATAAACCATTCCCTGTTGGCTTCATCCACATCGATTTTACCGTCCGACGTTTTATGAATACGCCCAGAGGCAATCGCCGTTTGCACGGCATTCAACCGTACACCCCGAATTCTGGCATATTCCCGAAGTGATACTGTTTTTGCCATATTTATTTACTTTCTTACATTATTTACTGGATATAATTTTATTTCCAAGCATTCATTGTGTTTGTTAATCAGATAGAAAGGATAAAAACATGACAACATCAAATAAAAATTAAGTGGCTAAGGAAACTCAAAATCAACCTCCAGCATACGATTAAGAAAATAAACAATATCTTGACCGAAACAGAGCAAACGCTAGCATAGCCTTAACCAGTTGAAATAGACAAGTGCAATAAAACAGACTTTATAGTTGCTATGCTTTGCCAGCCAGAAGGCACAACCTTAAAAGAGATGGCAGGGGCCCTCAGATGGAAAAAGAACTCAATGCGCGGTGCAATGTCGTTTTACGCTAAAAGCGAAAAAAAAATATTGCCTTCCAAAAGAAGGACGGCGTGAGGACTTATTACTTAAAATAAGAGTCAAAACAAAAAACTAGGATTATCTCCTAGTTTTTTGTTGTTTAAAATCTATCAAAGTTGTCCGGGTTCCATATCCTTTTTGCTAAATTATAGTACAACTCTTGCCTTTCATGGATAGTGTTTTTATCAAAATCATCATATCCCTTAAAATCTAAATTATTATCAGATTTAAATTTTAAGAACCTTGGATTGTTCTCATAACATTTATGGTTAAGTGTTTTAGCTAGTAAATTCTCTCCAAAATACTTTTCAACTTTTTCGCTAAAAGGCATATCTTTGTAACTCCTATTTTTATCTGCAGGAAGCAGAATCAAATCTCCCAGCATATTACGTTGATTTTCAAACTCTTTCTCATCAACGTATTTATCTTTATTGGCAAGATAGTTATTTGGTGTTATATGTTCAATGTCATATCGATTCTTTCTGTTAGTATCTACATATTTTTCAAATGATGTTTCTGGCACCTCAGAACCACGCTCAACATAATCAGTAAAACGAGCTAAAATATGTTGTACATGCCATTTGAAGAAGTTGTTCAGATAAAAATCTTTTATTCCCTCAAGAGTAAGAACTTTATCATCTTTATCTTTTAGAGATTGAACAGTATTTTTCAAAATAACTTTTATTTCATCGATGTCTCTTCTCCTAATTTGGCGTGTCAAAGTAAATATAGCGTATTTGATAGCTGAATAACCAACACTTTTAAAATTGATAACTCTTCTAACAATGTACTGATCCACATAGCAAGAAACCAATTTTAATTTTCGATTCTTTATATCCTCACTATCCTTGATGTCAATAGCGGCCATTTCAAGCTGATACTGCAATGATGTTATACTGCGATTGGCATTATAGTAAATGTACTCGAAGTCATGGTTATACTTACGTGCATACTCATTCAATTTTATATAAAGGTTGCTAAATTCCTTGAAATTTTCGGTAATGAATAAATAATAGTCATCTGAGGATCGCAATCCAAGTTTTAGAGCATTGTCTTTTACCCATTTATGAAAACCTGTACCGATTAGATCAAAATCTTGTGGTAAAGCACCTTTTTTATTTTCTTTTATGTTGTCAGCATACTGGGCTCTTAGCCAATCCCTGATAAAGTCACCAACAAAATCTTTTTCTTCTAAGGCCGTTCCAACTTTATTTAATTTGGTTAGTTGATCCTTCCAAATTTTGTTTGCACTTGTACGTTTTGCGTTATCCGTAATCTGTGACAATAAATAACCTTTTAGCATATCCGATGGCGTTAATCGTAAGCCTCTGTCATTCATTGTAACAAATACCTTGTACGCGTCTTGCTCGTTGTCAGTTTTTATTTCTATAAAGAATACTTTATTGATGAGCCAATCGATAAAAAATAATATTTTTTTATCATTTATGCTTTCTTCTGATGGTTCATTTTCAGTCAATGCCGCTTGGAAAATTTCAACAATATCTGCATACCGATCACAGATATTTTTGATACTAGGATCTGTGAGCTCATCTATATATTCTCCAGTTTTATAAAGTGACTCAAGGCATTTAGTTCTTTCCTCAACATTCATATTAAAAGAATATAAACCGTAGCTTTTAGAACAAATTAAGCTTTTAATTTCAGACTGTTCATCTTCAGAAAATTTTTCTTTTTGCAAATTATCAAGGTAAATTAAAAGAAGTGTTAAAGTTGTCAGGCGTTGTTGACCATCAATAATTGCATTGTCTTGAGTATTTAAAATGACACTTCCCATATAATAAGAAGCGTATTCACTTATGCAACTACGATCTTGCAGATTCAGATGTTCTGGGTTAAATGAATCATTAAACTCATCCATTAAATCATTAATAAGTTCTTCAACCTGTTTGCGCTCCCATTGATATTCCCGTTGATAAAACGGAATTGTATATTTTTTATTTGCCAATAGATCTTGCAGATTTCTTTCTTTACCTTGTATATCTTTCATTAATGGCTCCTTATGAAATATTGAAAACTATTTTAGAGAAATGCATTAAGAAAGGCAATAAAAAATATAATTTTCTGTTGTTGTTCTGCCAAAAATTGGCATTATTCGATATCAAACCATTCTATGCAAGTTGCCAATAAATGGTCATAATTACCTGCTGTTGCCTCCTTTTGAAACTTTTGTCGTTCCTCCTCCGATAAACCAGCGCGCTTCATTGCTTGCAAGCATCTACTTAGGATAAAAAAGGCATTTCCATCTTCTCCAACCAATTTTACTTTAATATCCTTATATTTTGGCATTTTTATTCCTCCCATTCGGGTATCAGGTCGCCGCTGTCAAGGTCGGAATTATAGCCTGTAAACTTCTCGGTACTTAATCTGACCCCGCCAACCGCTTGGATAACTATCCCGTATTTTAAGCTCAGCGCCTTTAATTCTTTACAAAAATCCCGATACTTTTGAGGAATGATATCCTGATAGGCCGTCTCATCAACATAATACCTGTAGTCCTCGATAATGCGTTCTTTGGTTAATCGGCGGTCTGCTATTTTTATAAAGGTTTCGACATTCGTCCTGATCTCCTCCATGTGGCTGTCGGCGATATGTCTTCCCCAGCGGCTGTCCATAAGTTTCTGGGTTTCTTCAGGAGTAAGTCCTGAATTCTTCTGGATAAGTTTGGCAGTTTCATTCCATAATCTGGTCATGTCCTTTTTATGTTTAAGATAACCTTCCGCCGTTCCCCAGAATCCCCATCCTTTATTTTCTGTTTCTAAAATCGTAGTCATTATTTTATCCTTTCTTTCAATTTATTGTAGAGTTTTTATCCTCTTTATAACACAATGAATGCTTGGAAATAAGGGAAAGTCCAATTAATTCTGCATTATTTTTTATTATAACAAATTGAATTATAATGATATTTTTTAAACAGCGGGTTTGCTGGCGATAATTCGGCCACTTAAAGGGATGCAACTTTTTTCTCGTACAATATACCGCTTGATTGATTATTCAAACTTTCCGCATGACTTTCAAAGAGTTGCGCTTTTTGGCCCGTGTACTCTTCCCAGCGGCGGACAATCACATCGCAAAATTTCGGATCAAGCTCAATCAAACGGGCTTTACGCCCGGTTTTCTCGGCCGCAATAATCGTGGAACCGGAGCCGCCAAAACCATCCAACACGATATCCCCCAATTTTGAACTGTTATTTATAGCTCTTTCCACCAGTTCCACCGGTTTCATCGTTGGATGCAGATCGTTTTTGACCGGTTTGTTGTACGCCCAGACATCGGATTGATCACGATCGCCGCACCAGTAGTGTTTTTGATTGGCATTCCAACCATACAAAACCGGTTCATACTGTCGCTGATAATCCGCTCGTCCAAGTGTGAAAGTGTTTTTGGCCCAGATGATAAAAGTCGACCATTTGCCGCCGGCAGAGATAAAAGCATTGTAAAGAGTATGAAGTTCACTGGAACTCATACAGACATACACTGCTCCCTTGTTGAACCTCATAAGGTTGGACAGGCTATCGGTTAGAAATTGTGCAAAACCATCGCCGAGATTATCATTCATGATTTTACGTCCGCCAAGCGTTCCGGCATGATAACGCAGACTGTCTTTCATGGTTGAGCCATAGTTCACATTATACGGAGGATCGGTAAAAATCATGGCAGCAACGTCATCTTGCATCAGTTTTTTGACATTGTCATATATGGTGGTATCGCCGCACAGCAGACGGTGTTCGCCTAAAAGCCAGATATCACCAGGCTTGGTCACCGCTTCTTCAGGAAATTCCGGTACTTCGTCTTCATTGGCATCAGAAGAAGTTTCCGGCTCGCCGAAAGCATTCAGTTCTTTTAATTCCTCTTCAGAAAATCCCAAAATATCAAGGTTAAACTCCAGATCGCCCAGTTCTTTCATCTCCAGCGCCAGCATCTCCTCATCCCAGCCGGCATTTAGAGCAATTTTGTTGTCGGCGATGACCAACGCCCGCCGCTGAGTCTCGGTCAGATGCGGCAGACGGATGACTGGAACTTCTTTTAATCCCATGCGTTGAGCCGCAAGCAGTCTGCCATGCCCGGCAATAATGACATCATCCACACCAATCAAAATCGGATTGGTAAAGCCGAACTCTTTGATACTGGCGGCAATCTGAGCGATTTGCTCATCATTATGTGTGCGCGAGTTGCGTGCGTAAGGAATGAGCTTATCTATCGGATAATTCTCTTGGAATTCCATAAATTTCTCCGTAAAAAAACAAAAGTGACCAGACAAAAACACGGGGTGACCAGCCGCCAAAAATAAAATATCTCTGAAAACCTTATTTTGCTTGGTTTTCAGAGATATGCCGACCAGTAAACAAAAACGCCTGACGCTGAAATTGCGCCGCGGCTTGCGCCCCCGCATACGATTTAATCACGGGAAGGACCCGCAGGTTTAATTTCTATTTAGAACACTAATAACAACCTGCTTTACAGTTTCCATTTCTTCAGGTTTACTCTCCGCAATCAAAATAGTCAGAGTGGCAAGAGTTGCATTGTTAATAATTGGTCCTCCGTTTTTATAAAGCATACCGTTCTTTTGCATAAAATAGAGAAAGCAATTTGCGCCAATACGTTTGTTACCATCGGAAAAGCTATGATTTTTTACAATCAAATACAGTAGCATTGCCGCTTTTTCTTCCAAAGACGGATAACAGTCTTTTCCTCCAAAAGTCTGATAAATCTGACGGACGGAACTATTAAAGCTGTCATCTTTGGGGTTGGCAAAAATATCCGAACCAAATTCCGGTTTCATTTTATCAATGACATTTAAGAATTCTGGAACGTCAATAAACACAGCTTCTTTAACTGTATTGCCCGCACGATCCAATTGTTTGTTGTCAAAGTCGTCAAGCAAAGTTAACCCGCTGGCAAACTCACTCATTAGTTTAGTCAGTTGTTGTGCATCGTCTAAATTATGTGCTTGAGTTTCTACACAGCGGTTAAGCAGGTCGATGCTATGTTGCAGTTGTTTAATTTGTTCAGTCTTTTCCCGTAACCTTTTTTCATTAACGGCAAAACCCTTTACAAGATAATCTTTTAATTTTTGTGTCGCCCAAATACGAAATTGTGTACCTCGAACACTCTTAACGCGATAACCAACAGAAATAATAACATCAAGGTTGTAGTAATCAATATTACGTTCAACCTTACGTTTACCTTCAGTTTGAACTATCCGGAATTTCCGGATAGTTGAATCTTTTTCCAATTCACCTTCAGAAAAAACATTATTTATATGTTCATTGATAGTACGAACATCTTTTTCAAACAACGTAGCCATTTGCTTTTGGCTTAGCCAGACAGTACCATTTTCAAGCCGGACATCAATATCAGTTTGACCGTCTTGGGTTTGATATATGACAATATTGTTTTCCATAACGTTCTCCAGAGTCTACTTCGCATTAGTGTAAAGACGATATGCTTAAAATTTCCTAAATTTATTATATCTATAAGAATCCTTCCCGACATAACCTCGCGAACACAGGCTTATTCAGCCCAAGCTCGGTGATAATTTCGGACGGTTTCTTATCAATCTGCAAAGAATGTTCAGTGATCAAATCATGCTTAACTGTTTTTACAACAGCGTTCGGTAATTCTGACCGGCCAATGCAGGATGAAAGGTAAACAAAACACTCGTCATTATCTTGCAGATATTCCAAGGCCAGTTTGCGGGCATAAAAATTAAGTGTCACGTCGGCTTTGCTGGCATCCTTTGTCCATGGACTGCCACCACCGATCGGACAAGCCGTTCCATAAAAATCGCACGCAAGCTTCCGACCGGTCACGCCACAATCGGCCACGGATGAATGATATTTATATGTTCCCGTGCCATTGACAATAATATTTTTCGGCTCCTCTCCCAATGCCAAAACAATAAAAGTCGTCAGATCAACGTCTTTAAGCATCGGAACAGCCACAACCGCCGTTTCCACACCGCCAAGCTCATTCAGCGTAATCTGCGTTTTGATGTCAATGCCCAGGTGGATGTTTTGCAAAGCATACTCATATAAGGCGTTGCATAATTTTTTGGCCAGATATTGTTCGCGGCTGATGTTGCCCGTACCCTGACAAGCGTAACCGACAAATACCCCCTGATCGCCCCAGCCGTCTTGTTCAACTCCTTGTGAAATATCTGCCGACTGCTTGCCAATAAGATTGATAATCTGCAGTTTCTCAGGATTAATGGCGTAATTTCCCCAACGATGGCTGTAAAACTTATCGTACCCGATTTCCGCCAGCGCTTCGACAACATAAAAATTAATTCTTGCCAGGTTTACATCACCCGTGATTTCACCGCCCAACACAACCGTATTATCTTTTACCATTACTTCAACGGCATATTTGACCGCCACGTCTTGTTCAATCATCCTGTCTAAAATATAAGACGAAATATAATCCGCCATTTTGTCAGGGTGTCCAAGCGACACGGCTTCCGCAGTTTTTTTCATCGCCGCTCCTTTATCAAGCATAAAAAAGGCCCGTAGGCGATATACCTGCGGACTCTAAAAAATATCAAAAAGGGCGGATTGTTCACCTCCGCCCCGATTATACCTGTTTTTGTAACCATTTTTTGCTGATTTGTAAACCACGAAAATGTCAATGACATTTTAGGCATCCATATTGAATTTTAATAAGGGCTTTTTCATGGCGCAAGGCCAATATCTGCCGTGAAACGCCGAACTCCCGGCACAACAGCTTCCACGGAATACGGTTGGCTCTTTTCCAAACCAGCCGGCGTTCGTCAACCGATAATATGGGCAGCCACTCCAGCATCACCTGTTCCCATAAAGATATCTGCTCCTGATTCGGACGGACTTTAAGCGGACGCTTATCCATAAAAACAATTTCCTGCGGCGTGTAAATAATATCCGGCATACAACACCGGTATTTGGGAGCGCGGACAGCCGGCAAAAGCCTATCCACATAAGCGGCGGTTTCCAAATCTTGCTTGATTTTTTCGATTGTAATATCAGACATCTTGCACCACCTTTACCTTGCCGAGCACATCCGAACAAACATTCGCCAGAGTCTCCATCTCCGAATAAGCGATGCCGTTTTCCTTGCAAAACCATTTCCGAACCGCCTTTTTCCAGTCCACGGCAATGTATTTTTTACCGTTCATCCAACCGCGTGCCTCATTCCAGCGCACAAAAGCAGCCGGATCTATCGTGTAACCGCTTTCCTGACAATACGCCGCCACGTCATCTACAGTCGGTGCACCGGCGTAAACAGGCTTATCCACAACCTCCGTCCCTTTATCTTTATCTACAGATTCACATACATATACCGATTCATTCTCCGATTCATCTGATGGGGATGTTGGCACATTTGCTTGCTCTTTGTTGGAACTTTGCTTTGATTTTGCTTGACGTTTGCTGTTTTTTTGCTTAGCGCTGGCCTGGCGCTTTTCACGGACTTCCAAATACTTAGCATTGTTTTTCTCAATTGTTTCCTGAATTAATGAAAAACGCTTTTTTACCGGGTCTGATAATTTAAAAGAAACATCTCCGTAAAAATTTTTTTCACACAGCGCAATTATTAAATCAGCTATCTGACTTTTCTTAAAATTATGCACAGCTGCAAGGAAATCTGCCGGATACAAAACAAAGGATGTTTTTTTATCCATTTTGCCCTCCGTCTTTAGAAGCCTTCTTTATATTTTTAATGCCCTGTATCCATTCCAGCGCCAAACTTGTGCGTTTGACCTCGTCTCGTACCATTTTTTCCAGGCGGTCGAGAGCGGACATTTCCAGATCCAATAAATAAATGACCGGAATTTTGCGTATCTCTTCCGTGATATAAACCGTGTGATCGTTTTTTCTCATGGCTGTTCCTTTCAAAGTTTGTTAATGACAACAGGAACACCCGCTGAAAATCAAAAATCGTTTCCGTTATTTTAATTTTTTTCTCATTTTTTCAAAAAAGCCGTAAATAGTCTTTTTACTGACATGCAGATCTCTGGAAATCTGATCAATGCTGTTGCCGCATAGAATATGCTTTACAATCTCTTTTTCCTTAGGTTCGGCACAATTCATAATTTCACTGACAATCAACCGCGTTTCCGTGTTTTCCGCAAAAGAAAACTCCTCATCAGCGTCATAGTCGGCCAATGAGGAGTATAAGAAATCGCGGCGATGGTATCTTTGCGTTAACAGGTTCGTGGCGTATTGCTTTATGGAATGCACCACTAAAGCCTCGTCCACATCATGAGCGTTGTAAAACCGCTTCAAATAAAAAAGCAACAGCTCTTGAATTAAATCTTCCCGATCTTCATGAGAAAAGATCGGGGTTGACAACAATCTGCGAATTTGCGATAAAATTGTTATGCGGACATACGTAGGCAGTCCGTTAAAAATATTCAAGTTCATTGATAAGCCCCGTTAAATAATTGAATAGAGGCTTATTTTCAGGTTTAATACATTTGCGTGCAATACGCAGATAAAACAATTACAAGTTGAAAGCGTGTCATAGATAAGGACTTGACATTATTTTAATAAAATATCGCTTGTGTAAAAATCTGTGTACAATCAAAAACTGAAGCCATACTTTAATCGCTGCTGAGACCAAAGCAATGGAATTTCCGATTCTAAAATTTTACGAAGGGAAAGTGTTTTGGGATAAACGCCATCCACAATGGCCGTCACAATATCCGGAGCAAGATACGTCATGCGCAACACTTTGCCGACATATTCACGGCTCAGACCTTCGCTCTTTGCCAAATCTTCAATAAACAGGTTTTCTTTTTTCATTTTATCCTGCCAAACAAAAGCTTTTATCAATGCCAAATATAATGGATTATTTTCGTCAGGTTTATATTTCTCGGGAGCGAATATTTTCAGTGAGCCGCGTTTCCGGCGTAAGCAGACGCGGTATAAAATCTCGTTTCTTTCACCGTTAATATTATTGGGAAACAAATCGTCTTTCATTTTATCGTCCATCAAACTGACAGCCAGTTCTGTATACATAATTTTGACACGATCAACATCCACGCGGATTTTTTGAACAAGCATAATCAATAGTTGGCGTAAAGTAATAGAAGACAATCTCTGAATGAAATCATCGCCATCCTGTAATTTGGAAATAATTTGCACATCTTTAATATCAGGACGTATGATTTTTGCTTGTTCTATCAATCCGGCAAGGATTTTAGGCGATTTGATAATGCCTGCGATTTGCCGCAATACGAAATTATCCATCTCGCCGGCGGGAATGCTTCCTATCTTGCAATTATTAAAGCCTTCTTTAACCGCACGGAAAGAGGTATAATATTCGTAAACTTTATTCTTTTTATTTGATTTTGTGGAAATCATCGCCGCCTGGCAACAGTCGCAATAAATGAGGCCTTTAAGCATAGCATGTTCAACAAAACGGGACGGTGCAAGCCTGCCAACGCGGTTCTTACTTTTGATTTTTTGAACTTCATCAAATAATTCCTGTGAAATGATTGCGTGATGCTGACCGTTGTAAACCTTGTCTTTATGAGGAACTTTGCCGATATAAAGCACGTTTTTCAGCATGCTGCTCACGCGCATATGGGTAAATTTACCATTTCCCTTGCTTAATGTGGTGTAACCATTGTTGTTGAGCCATTCCGCCACCGCAATTTCTGAACGAAAAATCAGATATTTTTCAAAAGCTAAACGCACAATTTTCGCTTCTTCCGGAATAATCTCCAATTTTTTATTCACGGAAACATAACCAAGTGGCAAAACTCCTCCCATCCACATACCTTTCTTTTTGGAAGCGTCCACTTTATCCCGGATGCGCTCGGTAATAACCTCTCGCTCAAATTGCGCAAAAGAAAGTAAAACATTCAGCGTCAGACGCCCCATGGAATCATAAGTGTTAAAATTCTGCGTCACTGACACAAAAGAACATTGATTGCGGTCGAAAATTTCGACAAGTTTTGAAAAATCAATCAGCGAACGTGTCAATCTGTCGATTTTATAAACAACAATCATATCAACCATTCCAGCCTCAACATCTCTTAAAAGTTGTTGCAAGGCCGGACGTTTCAATGTGCCGCCGGAAAAACCGCCATCGTCATAATGGGTGGGGATGATTTCCCATCCTTGATAAGCCTGGCTTCTAATGTAGTTTTCTCCGGATTCCCGTTGCGCTTCCAGCGTGTTAAATTCTTTTTCAAGACCATCTTCCGTTGATTTTCGGGTATAAACAGCACATCGTATGGTTTTCATTTATTCTCTCCCAATCCAAAGAAAAAGCGTCCGGAAATTCGTTTGCCTGTGATTTTTAAAGCAACCGCGGACAGACTTTTGTAATAAATCCCCTCAAATTGAAAGCCGGCGGTAGAAACAATGACATTATATTCTTTTCCGCGATAGGTCTTAACCAGACGGGTTCCAACCGGAGGAAGTCCCGTGCCATCGTTGTCCTCGGCGTGTTTCAAAACCGTTTTGCCAAGCAATAGGTTTTTAATATGTTCCGGAACGCCGCCATAGGCAAGTTCTTGCATTCGATAGGCAAGTCTGGGAATATAAAAACGCTTGGTTTTCCAAATCGGCTCCC